GCCCCGGCGATTTGTACGGTATCGCGGATCTCCGCATCCTTGAGACGCCGTGGCCGAACGCAACGACGGGCGAACTGCTCGCCCGCGCGCTGCAAGACGTAGACCTGGGCGGTAACCACTACGTGGTACGCGAGGGGGATCGCCTTCGCCGACTGCGCCCTGACTGGGTTGACATCATCCTGACGGCCCCGCCGGACACGGCGGTTGACGCTGATGTTGCCGGTTACGTCTACATGCCCGGCGGTCGAGGTTCTTCGCCCGACAACTGGGAGATTTACCCGATCGACGGAAGCAATGGCGTAGTTGCGCACTGGTGCCCGATCCCTGACCCCGACGCTCTGTATCGCGGAATGTCGTGGCTTTCGCCGATCATCCGCGAGATCAACGCAGACAAGGCCGCAACTGCCCACAAGGCTAAGTTCTTTGAGAACGCTGCGACTCCAAACCTTGCTGTTTCGTTCAAGGAGACTGTCACCAACGAGCAGTTTCAGCAGTTCATGGAAACCATGGATGCCGCGAAGGGTGGCGTTGAGCACGCGTACGAGACTCTGTATCTCGGCGGCGGCGCTGATGTGACCGTAGTCGGTACGGACTTGCGACAGCTCGACTTCAAGGCGACTCAGGGAGCGGGTGAAACGCGAATCGCTGCGGCGGCTCGAATTCCTCCCGTCATCGTCGGCCTCTCTGAGGGCATGCAGGGTTCTTCACTGAACGCTGGTAACTTCACTGCTGCCAAGCACATGTTCGGCGACTCGACCATGCGTCCTTTGTGGCGTTCAATCTGCGCCGCCTATCAGGGCTTGTTGAAGAACTTCCCGAAGGATGCGCGCCTTTGGTACGACGATCGTGATATCGCGTTCCTCCGCGATGACCGAACGTCGGTCGCAGAGCTGCGCAAGACGGAAGCCTCAACGATTTCCGTGCTGATCCAGTCCGGCTACGAGCCGGATTCGATCGTAGCTGCAATCAAGGCCGAGGACTGGGCGCTGTTGAAGCACACCGGCTTGTTCTCCGTCCAGTTGCAGCCGCCCGGCACGATCGGCAAGGGTTCATTCCCGCCAAGCGAGGCTCCCCCGGCGACCCCGGCGGATGCCAATAAGGGCCAGGGGCCCGGCCAGAAGACGACTCCGGCAGGAAGCGGCGCACAGGGCACTCCCAAGCCCGCTGCGCCCGGCGCTGGAGCGTCAGCCCCAACAACCCCAGCCCCGGGGCGTGATGTCTCAAAGCTGCAAATCGGCAAGGGACACGCGCTCTGGGAATACTGGACCAAGGGTAAGGGCGCTGCCGAGTGGATAGGCGCGCAGCACAAGTGGACGACGCTGCATCGCCTGTTGCTCGCCCACGGGGTTCCGGCGCATGAAGCCAAGGGACTTACGACGAACATCATTAACCACGTGCTTCCTGGCTACATGAAGCTCGCCCATAAGAACGGCGACAAGCCGGAGATTTGACCCGCAGAAGGAGGTTAGGAAGTGACCGGACCATCTAAGCTCTGCCTGCGGTCAGTTGAGTTCCGCGCGGCAGAATCGGACAACAACGACGGTCGTACCCTTGAGGGTTACGCCGCTGTTTTCAACGCTCCGACTGACATCGACTCGTTCGAGGGTCGATTCTCTGAGGAGATCGCGCCTGGCGCGTTCCGCAAGACTATCAACGAGCGTAAGCCCGTTTTGCAGTTCGACCACGGCAAGGACGTTCGCACCGGAAGCGTCCCCATCGGCAAGATAGTTGAGATGCGCGAGGACCCGCAGGGGCTCTACGTCAAGGCTCGACTCTTTGACAACCCGGTTGTTGAGCCGATTCGCCAGGCTATCGAGGGTGGCGCTATCTCCGGCATGTCGTTCCGTTTCCGCGCAGTGCGCGACGAGTGGCGCGATGGCGACGGAAACGTGATCAAGCCCGGCCAGTTGGGCGAGATGCTGTACAACGCAGGGTCGCGTGGGCCGCTGAAGCGCACGTTGAAGGAGGTTCAGCTCTTTGAGGCTGGGCCGGTCGTCTTCCCTGCATACGAACAGACTTCGGTCGGAGTCCGTTCCATTGACGAACTGACCGATGAGGAGCGCCAGTCGCTCATTGACGACTACGCTCGCACTTTCGAGGAGTGCGAACACCGCTGGGCAGATGCCCTCATTGAGGACAAGCCAACTCAGGTGTTCTGCGAGGGGTGCGGAGAAGTTCGCGCCGACTCCATGAAGAAGCCCGAAGAACCCTACGGCGATGTGAATTACGCCGACCCGGGTTACCAGAAGGACAAGAAGAAGCGCTATCCGCTCGACAGCGCGGAGCACGCTAAGGCGGCTTGGTCTTACATCAACCAGGCTGACAATGCTGCGGAGTACAGCGCTGACCAGCTCGCCGAGATCAAGGGAAAGATCAAGGCTGCGCTCAAGAAGTTTGGTGTAGACGTTGAGGCAAAGGCCGCTGACGACGTATCATCTACACCGGAAGACCCCGGCGCCGACCCCACGGTCACCCCGGACGAACAAGTCATTTCGAGCAATACCCGAGAAAAGGACAAGAATATGTCTGAGCCTATGACCGTGGAGGAGCGCGTTGCTCGCCAGAGCGAGATCAAGGCGCGTCTTTCCGAGATCGACACTGAGTACAGCGGCGGCACCCTGCCCGAGGACACTCAGCGCGAGTGGGACAACCTAAACGAGGAGTTCGGCGAGCACGACGACGCGATCGAGGCGGCCACCCGCCGCGCCGCTCAGCTCCGCGCTCTCGCCGAGGACAACGCCGCGAAGGGTGGCACCGGCCGTTCCGTCGAGCGCGGCACCGCCCCGAACGTGATCCGTCGCCCTGAGAACATCTACGACCTGTCGAACCTCCGCAACCAGGCCCGCAGCCTGGACGAGATGGGTCAGCTCTGCCGCGACAACGCCATGCGCGCGATCGAGCAGGGTCGTTTCGGCTACGGCATCCGCAAGGAGGACGCTCAGAGCAACGTCGAGCGTCTGCTTCTTGAGGCTGACGACGCCCAGGGCACCCTTGCTCGCCGCATCCTCCAGACCGGCTCCCCGGTCTACGAGCGCGCGTTTGGTAAGGCCATGAAGGCGCTCAACACCAACGGCCTGACTGCCGAGGAGGCGCGTGCGCTCTCCCTCGGTTCCAACGCCGATGGTGGCTACGCGGTTCCCTTCCAGCTCGACCCGACCGTGATCCTCACCTCTGACGGTGTGATCAACCCGCTGCGCTCCATGGCGCGCGTCGTTCAGATCACCGGCAAGGAGTGGCAGGGCCTCACCTCCGCTGGTATCTCGGTCACCCGCTCCACTGAGGCGTCCGAAGTCAGCGAGCAGAGCCCGCAGTTCGAGCAGCCGACCGTTCGCCCGAGCCGCGTGACCGGCTTCATCCCGTTCTCCGTCGAGATCGACGCTGACTGGTCCGCGATGCGCTCCGAGGTGACTCGCCTCCTCCAGGACGCGAAGGACACTGAAGAGGCTGGCTCGTTCGTCAACGGCGACGGTACTGGCGTCAACCCCGGCGGTGTGCTCCGCACCCTGTCGCACTACGCGGCGGTCCCGGACGGTGGCACCCTCTCCTCCGCTGACATCTACGCTCTGGAGGAGGCGCTTTCCCCGCGCTTCCGCTCCCGCGCGCAGTTCCTTGCCAACAAGAGTGTTTACAACGACATTCGCCAGCTTGGCACCACGGACGGCACGGACCTGTGGGTTCGCCTCGCCGACCGTAACCCGTCGCAGCTCATCGGCTACGACGCCCGCGAGATCAGCACCATGGGCGGCGCCACTGGCACCAACCGCTACCTCCTCTTCGGTGACTTCTCGCAGTTCCTTATCGTTGACCGTGTTGGTATGAACGTCGAGCTGGTCCCGCACCTGTTCGCCACGGCCAACAACCGTCCCTCCGGGCAGCGTGGCCTTCTGGCCATCTGGCGCAACTCGTCCAAGGTTCTGGTGGATGACGCGTTCCGCTACCTGGTGCACGGCACCGCCTCCTGACCTAGTGTCAGTTGACGGGGTGACAAGCCAACTATGGTTTGTCACCCCGTTTTTGTAGAGAGGGGAAGTCGTGTCTGAGGTAAACCCGGGCACAAGCCTTAACGCTGTGACCGCAGACGGTGCAGGGTCAACTCTTGCGCTTGACACTGTCAAGCACGTTCACACTATGGTTGTCAGCTACACAGGGACGCCGGGGTCCGTTCGAGTGAACCTTGAGGGGTCACTTGACGGCGCAGTCTGGGCAGTCCTTGACGAGTTTGACTACGCGTCAAGCTCGGCGAGTGCGCGTACGGTGTACGCTAGCGTCAATAATGTCAGGGCTAACTTGGTTTCGCACTCTGGTTCTCTGACCTTGACTGCTAAGATAGCATCTGTGTAAATCTTCCTGATCGGATTCGCTTGTGGCTTGCGACCCTCCCGTGGTGTGAGGGTGGGCCAACGAGCGGTCAGTGAGGGAAAGTTGGAAGAGTGGCAGTTAAAACTTACTGCCTTAATAGAGGATGCTAAATCCGACGCTCGACCAACACCCCAGAGTTCAGGCCATATAAGGCCGAAGAACTGGGGACAACGCGGCGTAGGGAAGTTCGGTCTATCCCGTTGGGTTCATGGTCCAAAGATCGCAGGTTCAAATCCTGCCGCCGCTACTCCTCACCTCCGGAAAGTCCGGAGTCATGCCCGTGAGGGCAGAGAGGATACTTGAGGGAGTCTCAACTATGGCAATGCCCCCGAAGAAAAAGGCCACCCCGCCCGGCAAGAAGGCCGCTCCGGCCAAGAAGCCCGGTACCCCGGCCGCGAAGCCCGCTGGTAAGCCCGGTACTCCGCCGAAGGGTAAGCCCCCGTTCCCTGCCAAGAAGGGTGCTCCGGCGCCTGCCAAGAAGGGTGCTCCGGCGCCTGCCAAGAAGGGTGCGCCCGGTAAGCCTCCGTTCCCGCCCAAGAAGAAGGCTGCCCCGAAGGGTAAGTGATGGTCCATCACTACACGCTAGACCAGATGGACTGGCCTACGATCATGCGAGACGCCAACGTGACCCCCAAGGGTGTGTGTCACGTTGGTGCCCATGAGGGTCAAGAGGTTCCGCTCTATCAGGAGTTGGGATTCCGGACCATCATCCTCGTTGAGGCCGACCCCAACCTTTCGGCCGAACTTCTCAAGAAGTATCAGCACATCAACGGCATATCGGTATTGCCGTTTGCCGCTGGCGCAGAACCGGGTATCTTGGCATTCCACCGAGTCCTGAGGGATCAGCAGTACAACTCGCTGCTTGAGCCTATTGACTTGGGGAACGTTCAGAAGTTCGAGGTTCCGGTTTGGCCACTCGGTGACTACATAACTGGCGTGACTCCGGTTAACGTGCTGGTGGTTGACACTCAAGGCTCTGAGCTACAGGTGCTTGAGGGAGCCGATCTAGCGTCTATCGAGATGATCGTCATAGAGGTTGGCACTAAGGCCAAGTATGACGGTCAACCAATGCGCGAAGATGTTGAGTCGTACATGGAAGCGCATGGTTGGCGTATGGTGCACGAATGGCCTCACGGTCCGCGCGCAATCTGGTTCGACCAGGTATATGTGAAGAGGGGTTAGCTCCATGAGGGTTGTCGTGCTCGGGATTCCGCTGCCACCCGGTGATAACAGGTGGAAAGATGATATGTGCCAAGGCGGTCGTGAACTTGGTTGGCAGGTAAGTCACGTACCGGCCAAGGGTACGAACACCCGTGAAGTCGTTGAGCTTTGCAGGGACGCCGACATATTCATCTGGGCGAGGACGCACGGGCACGAACCCTCCCCTCCTTCCGGCGTGGATCGTATGTTGCGCGACATAGAAGCAGGGGGCACTCGCACGGTCGCTCTGCACATGGATCTTTACTGGGGAATTCGCAATCGAGAGAAGCTAGTTGGTCGCGCACCCTGGTGGAGTTGCCAGTACGTATTTACTGCGGATGGTGGTCACCAACTGGAGTTCTTCCGCAGGGGAGTTAACCACTTTTGGATGCCTCCCGCTATCGGCAGCGAGTACGCCTATGTGGACCGCCCGCGCATTCCGGTACCCGAGAGGACGCACGCGGCGGTGTTCGTCGGCGGCTTCGTGCCGTCGATCCACGGCCGAGAGCGCGCCGAGTTGATCGCGTACGGTCAGCGACGGTGGGGCGACCACTTCGCTCTGTACGGCCGGGCCGAGGGTGCGCGCGAGCAGCTTTATGGCCACCGACTCAACGCCCTGTACGCCCGTACGGGGCTCGTACTCGGCGACTCGGCAGCTTCCCCCCGGTACTGGTCGGATCGGCTCCCCTGCACCCTGGGACGCGGCGCTCTGCTGGCTCACCCCGAGGTTGAGGGGATGGCCGAGTGGGGGTTCAATGATCGAGTCATGATCACGTTCCCGCGTGGTGATCTTGAGGTTCTGGATCACAAGATCAACTCTCTTCGCCATTCCGAGATGGAGGAGCGCCGGGAGGCGGCACTTGAGCTTGTGAAAGCTCGTCACCTTTGGCGGCATCGCATGGAAGAACTCGGCGATATCGTTATGAGCGATTCCAACTGCTACTGCAAGCGCGCGCGAGTCAGAAAGCTGGGGGTGTGTTCCTGTGAAGCAGGGGCGTAAGCCACCGATGTCCGTCTATGCCCGCCGGTCGCTCGATCGAATGGGCAACAGGTCGGGCAAGTTGATCCTGACGTTCGATGACTGGGATGACAACAACCCGGACATAGCGCTGACTATCGGTGAATACCTCAAGTCCGAAGGTATTATGGGGG